AAAAGTTTAATTGGCACATCTCCCAGCGTTGCTGCGACAAGCGGCACGTCAACCAGATATATTCTTTTGAAAACCGCCGACCTCGCGTATTCCTGTAGTACACCCCTCACTGCTCTCTCATTCAGGCGACAAGTATCTGATAAAAATTGGATATCCGGCTTGATATACAATACGGTAATCTGGCAATCTTTAAGCTGCTGCATAATTCTCAACGAAGCGGCAGAAACATATCCTGAACCATCTACAACAAATACCACATCCCCGTTTACATCTTTCAAAAAGGTCTTTAAAGATGGACAGTTTTTCTCATAACTTTCTGGCGTTTGTTTCTTGGGTATGCTAAATACTGTCTTTGATCTCTCCTTGCGGGGGCCAACCTTGATTTTAAATATATTGTATTGAGGATATTTTGAAAACTGGTCAGCGATGCCAACGCCCGCCTTCCCCAATCCGATAATCGTCTTCATATCAGTCCTCTACACTCTCCAGAATGATTCTGGAACTGAAAGCCCCTCGCTCTGCAACCTTTTTCATTGCACACTCTCGTAGCTCACCCACTGTATGGCCCAAGGTACCAATCAGTGTGCTAAATACTTCAAAAATATCAGCCAGCTCTTCTAGGCAAGGTTCTTCAAGAAATTCTTCTACCTCTTCTAAGAGCTTTTCTTTTAACTTTTCTAAGTATTCTTCTTCGGAGGCTTTGTGTGTGGAAAACGCTTTCCCGTGCTTGGCAATTATAGATGGGATCTTATCCCTCACCAATTTATTATATACCTTCATAGCTCCAACTTCGTCATCTCACCAAAGTTCTTACCCGTGGAAACATTCACCACGAATTGTCCTAAATCAGTATCTTTAAATGTGTCATACAGTTGCTTAATCAAATCCTTATCCTCTTTAGCATAATCAATAACCAATGAGTCATGTAAGGTAAACGCAATATAAGATTCCTTTCCTTGTAGTATTTTACCAACTTCTATCGCCCTTCTTAAGAACAAATCGCTTGTTGTACTCTGAATAATATAATTTAATGCGTGATGATCGTCTGACGGTATTGTTCTGGAAAAAAAGGTTTCCACCTGACTCCCGTCATAATATTTTTTAACCACCGAGCTTCTATCATAAGTGCGACTAGAGAGCTGGTCTTTTGACTCGGGGTTATATAACCAAGCAAAAATTCTCTTCTTCGCCTCTTCTCTTGTTGCCAATCCTGGGTAAACATGCTTAGCGTTCCACTCATGAATGTCATCACAGGGCTGCTCTTTCCCAGATAGTGCTAGCAAAGTCCGAAGCTCGGCGGCATTGTAATCTAGTTCTACAAAATAATCGTTGTTGGGCTCAATGGCCCGACGAAACGGCTTACTCAAGGTTAGAATCGGAAAACTACCCTTCTTTGTTGTCAAGCGCCCAGTCTTTACTTTAAACGCATCATAATCAACAACCCTTCGCGACCTCTTTAATTTTTTATATGATGACCGCGCATGAACAGTTGTTAAATATGGTTGGAGAACACCAAGATTTAAATTAATTTTATGGTTGCGTATATTTTCCAAAGTCCTCTCAAGGTCAAGAAGAAAATCATAATTTTCGGGTCTCGGATAATTTAATAAAACATGCTCAGTGATTTGATTTTTAATTTCACAAAACTCCAAAAGCAACTCCTCTGGTATTAAATCAAGAAAAGGAATCTCCTGTAAATTTACTTGCGCCGTGTGGCATGCCGTTAAATGAGCTTTAAGGCGACCGCTTGTCTGTTCCCACCTCGGAAGCAAATATTCTGGGCACACTTCGCTTAAAGACTTGCCACCACAGTATAAGCTTGCATATACATACTCATCAGAAAGAAAGGGGCATGGTCGCCATGTGGCTTTTAGGCCAGCGGGAAGGATATCGCGATGAATCATTCCGTGAACGTATATACCTATAAATCTTTTTTCATCAATTGGCTGAAATAACACTAACGAACCTTTAAACGACGGATGTTATCATTAATATAACTCAAAGCCCGTTCAAAGTCAAGCAATTTATACTCCTGAAGGATCTTTTTTAATTCTTTATTAAATTTAACAGGGTCGCGGGGAACACCCAGCTCTCGCAACCTTATATAATAATAAGTTTTTAGCCAAAATGCAGGGCTAAATTGCCGATTCACATCCTCAATGCTGATTGGTCTGCGATTAATCAACTTGCTCACAGTCTGAATGCCGCCCGCGCCCTTCAGCTTCGTTCTAAAGATTTTCGCTTGAGGATAGGCCAACACATAAGCATTATACATCTCTAAAAGATAACGCTTCAGATTTTCAATGTCAAAAAGATGACTTTGATAATAGTATGTTTCAAATAAATCATTAGCTCCACCGACGAGGCCATATGGTTTCATATATTGCGCCATAATGGGACTATTGATATCCGCTACCAATCTCCATGGAGCGTTCTTGTCAATAATGAATCCAAAGTTCGCAGCTGAATTTCTATAAAAAGAAAAGTTTGGGTCTTCTGTCCAGTTCTTTTCTTTATTTTCATCCAAAGAGTGATCGTCCTCTGCAATCTCTATAATAAAACCACTTGATAGAGGAGAGAAGTACCTTGAAAGAATGTATGCGCTCTTGGTGAATGGTAGTGCGCCACCTTCGAATTGAACCAACTCCATAAATTCGTGTAAGAACTCCGAAAAGTTTTTAATTTTTGAGTTGCGCTGCTCTTTTTGAAACCAGAAGGTAACAAGATGGTTGTACAAATTCTCCATATATACATTATAATTTTGATGAATGCTCACCCACGCACGTTTAGGCATTATCTGAGTGATATTACTTTCTGGCGTTATCAAGCCTTTAAACGCTGCTTTCTTATAATGTGACTGAAGGCCCGAAAAAGCGTCCACAACAAAATCAAAAGCCCAGTAAGTACGCTTGTCGTTAGATGGTATTTGTTTAAGATTGGTTTCAGACGGGTACACCACTACCCCACTTCCGTCTATTCTCCCATGAAAAAGTTTTCCATACCAAAAATCAATCGGTTCAGGGTCAACTGCTGCGACAGTTGGCATGCCATCTTCCTTCCAATACTTCCGAAACATATACGAAGCTGTCGGCCCTAACTTGTTATTCCCAAGCGCGACTGTAATGGGGGTAACTGTATCAAAAGGTGCTGCCATATAATAATTCTCCTAAGATTTCTTTTCAGGGTTAACCCCAGCAGCGGCTAGGGCGGCTTCTGGGGACGTCGGGGCCGGGGATGTTGTGGAACCGGCTTTCTTTCCAGTTGGACCTATGGGGCGACACCCCACATCACACGTCCAGCCAGAAGAATCCACCTTGCCAGACAGTTTCCCAATTACATAATAACCCCCTAGTCCCAGCTCGCTTGCGGTGCTCCGAGATAACCCCATTGAAGTCGGAGCAATATATACATAATTACCTGGCATAAAAAGCGTATTTCCTATCATTGATACGCCTGCCTTATAGGCAGCTGCCAACCTGCTATATGTTGAACTACCGCCTGCTAACGCTGCGGTTCTTTGATATGGGATGTCTGACTTTTCAAATGCAATTTTTTTAACTGGTCCTCTGTCTTGGCCAACTGCAATATGGTAGATGCCGCGCGCATTGTCTTCTTGTTTGTTCTCACGCAATTCTCTTGAAGACCAAGAAGCACAGTAAACAAATAAATATTCATAATGATCAGTCGGCTTGGCGAACTGCGGACTGCCTTTTACGTCTGATGTGCTATTGGGAAAAGGAGCCAAGTTATTAAGATGGGCTTCACTAATGCGCTTCGTGCTTTTTGGTCCAAGCGGGTCTGACCCGCCCTGCTTGGTTTGGGCACCGAACGTTGTGAAGCTAACATTATTCACGCTGGTGGTCGTGTTGCCCGCGCCATCATAGCAACCATCACCCAACGCAGCAACAATCAACTCTTTAACGGACGCCTGTATAAATTGTTTTATTGTATAAATTTCCCGCGTCTGCGAAACAACATTCTTAATCCAGAATTCAGTAAAAAGATTTAAAGAAACAGGAATATCTGCTATATTTATACGTTCCTTCCTCCCAGTACGGGGGTCAGTAAACGACAATGAACCAAGCAAATAGCGAATCGGCAATTGCTTTCCGCTATAACTTACTGACAAAACAACGGAGAGAATATCACCAAAATACATATAATTAATTCTTACTTTATTTTCTTCCTTGCCTTTCTGAGTTTTATTGGCCTTACTAAATTTCTCTAGCTCCTCTTCTTTGTCAGCTGACTCTTTTTCTTGGCCCGCTTTCTGGATAGCTTCAGAGCCGCCCTGAAGGGCTGTTGCTGAGCCGCCTCTCTGCGGAGGAGCCGCCTTTTCATTTTCTTGCGCCTCGGAAGACTTAGCAAGATCTTTCTGATATTTTTCTTTCTCCTCTGGTGACATCTTATCAATCTCTTCTTGGGACTTTGCCGCCACCCTAGTCTTGCTCATATCCATCCGCACTTCTCTGTCTGAAATCCTCCCCCCTTCCTGCATCAATCCAATCTGAGCCGCGTCAACATCCACATACCATATTTTATTAAACTTTTCTAGCTCGCTCAACAGGCGACGATACTTTGCTGTCTTGTCAACCGCCCTCAAATTTGCCAATTCCTCATCCGATGCTTTCTTTTCTTCGGCAGCTTTTTCTAAACCATCTTCGGATTTCTTAAGCGCATCTTCCTTCTGGGTGGAACTAGAAAAGAAACCACTAGACCCACCCGCTGCCTCTTCCTTTGCCTGTTCCTTTCCCGCCTCCTCCTGCTCTTTCTTTGCTTCTTCTTCCTTCTTCCCTGCTTGTGCCGCTTTTAACTCAGCCTCTTGAAGTTTCGCTTTTACTTTCGGGTCGGGCCATAAAATGTTTCTTTGAACCTCGTCAAGCTTCGTATCGATATAACCTTCATATTCTAACTCTAGTTCAACACTGCCATTTTCATTCCAAGAAATAGAATGGTCCTTCAAAGTCAACATCAGAGTTTGAACTGAGGCTTCTAATGCCATCTTAACTCCCTTTGGAATGAACTCCTGATTTTCTTTAGGAATGGCCCATCCATAAACAAGCTTCATCGCATAGCGCTCAGAATTGGGTACTAAATTGCCCTTCGTATCTTCTGTGTATTTGCTTGACGCTATAGCCAATTCAAGTGGTGCTGCACCATTGGGTGCTTTTTTAGCAAGAGCTGCCAGACTTTCTGCAAAAAACTTTATAGTAACATTCTGTCTTCGGCCTGCCATCTCCTTTGAGCCCGCATCATAAAGTTCATAAGTAAGCTCCTTCAAACCAACAGCATCACCACGAATTGTCTTATTTGAAGTTATGTCAGAAATGGTTGCTTCATCATAATGCGTTCTAAAAATTATCTCCTGGCCCAAGCCGCTTATTGGCTTCCCGTCTGGCTTAAGCAGCACCTTAAATAATTTAATTTTTGGTGTTAATAGAGAAGTCTGACCCGTAGTTATATTCATGAATTCCTGGCGACCCAGCCCAGATGTTAATTTTTGAATCAGTTCGGTTGGCGGGGCATCAATGCAAGTAAAGTGTCTGAACCCACCAGGATTGTTTTTTTTGTTACAATAAGTTCGCCAATGGTCCATCAAATAACACTGTTGATTAAACCGCTCCTGATGTTGAGAAGCTGCATCCTCATTATCAGAGATTACTGGCTCTGTTTCTTTGTCAGCCATCGTAACTTATACCCTGTATGCGGCTCTTACTTTCCACAATGGAGTTGGAATATTAATAACCTCTCCAATCTTTACATGAGCCTCAGTGGGTTTGTTATTATACCACGCAATTATCCACCACAACTCGCTATCGCCATAGTGCTCATGAGCCAATTTATAATATCTATCTCCGAGATTCCATACATGTCCAACATTTTCGAATTCACTTTTCTCAAAAGCTGTCGGTTGCGTAAAACGAGGTGTCTCGTAAAAACGAAATTGATTAAGACCGCGTGCTTTTAAATCTTTAGCATATAACGGGTTCTTTGTTACATAAATAGCTCTAACTTGATATCTACTTCCAACTGACATTGTTTGTTTCCCCCGTTATCTTGACTGACTCCTGTCTGATGTCATTTCTGAAGCTGCTGTCTCATCCGCAGGCACCGACTGCGTTGGTTCCACCAGCGACTGCGTTGGTTGCTCTGGTGGCGGCTCAGAGAGGCCACCAGGTTGCGAAAAAGATGATTCACCATATGGAAATTTCTCTCCACCGCGAAACTTATTTTTGTTCCACCCAAGGGGGAAGCTGTGCAAAACTTGAAATTCTGCACTCAAGGTAATTGATTGAGGATACATCATCCCGACCGCTGGTGTGAAAAACCCAGCTTCAAAATCAGGAGAGTATTCAAAACCACTAAGTGTGCCAAGCAGCCCTGCATTTTCAGCAGTCGCCGCATTCGCAGTTGACGGTGCTGTAATCAGATTGCCAAATTTAATCTTAAAAAGTGGGGCTTGTTGAAGGTTGGAAGCGTTATCTGTATCTCCGTCATATGTGGGATAAAGCATCGCGAAGAGCATTTCACATCTCCCCATATTATCTTTTGCTTCTGCTAGACTCCCTGCTATAACATCCCACTCCATAGAAATATTTCTTTTTGTGTTCTGAAAAGTTGAAATAGGATCCATCCTTCCGTAAACATCTGTTGTATCCCAATTAGACTCATATGAATCCGAAAAACTAGAAACCCAAGCTTTGAAGGTGACACTCCTGCCAGTGGGTACATGATAGAAGTCAATTATATATCGGTGTTTGTTCGCTAATTCATCAGATTCATCAGCACCAAAAGAAAAAACTTCACTCACAATTTATCCCCCCTTAATATAATTATCACCACAACAAATTATTATGTGGTAACAGTCCTCAAATTATTGCGCTTGCTTAAAAGGGCTTCTACCGTCCGACCCAATTCTTTGCCGTCAAGCTCAAGAATAATGGTCGTGGGGCCACCAGCACCGGCACCAGCGGCAGCGCCACCCTCGCCCCCAGCGCCACCAGCGCCACCTTTGCCTTTGCCACCGTTGGCACCACCTCCGAAATTAACTTTAGAAGCGGCCTTAAGCATCTCAACAAATGGATTCATATCGGGGCCTTTGCCGCTACCAAGGACGTCCCACTTGATGCGGCCATATTCTTTAGCAGTGCCCACCAAAGTTTCAACATTACTCACCACAGCTGGTGTTATCTTAGCTGCGTGCTTACCAGCATACCCTATTTCATGCAGCAACATTGTAAACCTCACGACCCTCCACATACTGAGCCACCAAAGGGCGTCGGCCATATCATAAATTACCAACGCCAAGTCACCTATTCTACTAATCATAGTGTCTGTCAATGAATTGATTTCTCCAAGAAAACCAGCAAAGGCAACTAGCGTGAACAGCGGCAGAGCCCATAGCGCGTGACCAACGCTTAACAAACCCCAAGAAATCCACCATAAACCAACCGCAGCAAGCATACCAAACATCGCCATAATCAAAATAGCACCGGTTAACATTACAATCAGTGGGACTAGCGCCGTAAATATGAATAATATCTCCCACCACTGGGGCAAGAAAGAAAAGAATATTGGCAACGTTGCGTTCAATGCTGTTATAGCAAAGGTCAATATTATAACTCCCAGACCAACTGCAAACAGTGGAGGAATAAGCAGCTGCAAAAATGCTGTAGCTAGAAAAGCTCCATACCCCAGGGTGATAAGGGACGCGCCCACCGTTGCAAATACCCCAACAATTGGAACGAACATCGTACCCGCACTGGCAATTGCAGCCAATGCCGTTGCTGCAACGGGACCATGCTCAGCCAAGCTAGCTAGTGGAGAAACGAGCAGCTGCAAAAATATTGAAGCCATAAGAGCGCCCAACCCAAAAGACATAAACGCTGACCCTAATATAGAAAACGTTATCAAAGCGCCAGCCAATGTTTCGTTGGCGTCTTCAAGTGCGTCCAGTAAATCTTCGACCGCCGCTGGTGCGTGCCTTAACGCTGCTAAGTCGATCATGCTTAGCCCCATCATCATCACGCCAAGCGCTTGCAAATCATCTGTCTTAATGAGCGCCAAAGATATAGCCAACGCGCCCAACCCAACGGCAAGCATGAACAATCCAATCATAGCCATAATCCCGCTAGGCAGCATAAGCATCCCCGCTAGTGCAAGTGACCCCAAACTGAGAGCAGCCAGGAAAAGGGAAGGTATGTGAGGAACTAACGTTAGTAACGCAGCTATAAATATCGCAAACCCGCCTGCTGCCAATATCATCGCAAGTCCCATCATCATCATCGCCGCGCCGAAAGCCAATAGCCCCCACGCAGCTGCCGTCAAACCAGGCGCAGCTGCCGCCAAAACCCAAGCCATCGTGACCATCGTGGCACCAAATACAGCCAAAGCCACAGAGATAGCCAAAATTTGTGCAGGCGACATACCGGCAAACGCCTTCACAAAAAAGCTTAAACCAAAAGCGGCAAGGCCCACCCCAATACCAACCATCAAAAAGGCTGCGCCAAGGGCAAGTAGCCCCTTCCAGTTATCGTTAGCAACTTCAAGAAGCGCTTTAAGAAAACTAATAAAACCACTGCCCGTGCTGGACACCTCTTTCTGGGCGTCTGCCTGGTCTTCAATGGCCTCGGTAACTCCCTTTGTCGCCTTTTCTTGTACAAACATTGCGGAAATTTGTGCCCACGTCCAACCGAGGTTCACTATTTTCGATGCGATCCAGATACCCATCTTTAAGATAAGCACACCAATCGCAGATATACCAGCCCAGATGGCAGAGAAGAATGCCCCAGCCATAGCCCCTGCTGCTGTCAGCGCCCCAGAGCCAATCAGATACATCCCTGCCGCAGCTATCGTAGCCCACTTGCCAAACGGCCTGCCTATAACATATGCCAGACCCTCGGCAAGCAGATGTAACAATTCCACAAGCGGCTCTGCAAGAACAGCCAAGTTCGCCATCGTAGCAGCTAGCTTATCTTTCACTGATTGTGCTGCCGCTGCTGAATCTCTGACTTCAAGCCAGCTACTTGATGCCTTACCAGCCTTGTTCATCGCCTGCTCCAACTCAGCAGTAGATTTACTCATAAATTTGGCCGCTTCAGCCATATCAGAAAAGCCAGCAGCATTTGCAACCATTTGTCTTTCTGCGCGGCCCATTGACTTCCATTCTTTTCCAGAGTCTTCTAGAGCTTTGCGAGTCAGTATAATACGATCTTCAACACTGGCATTTAATAATTCATTAGTGTCTAAAAATTGGCCTTGCAGCGCTGCGTTTAATTGACCGGCGCGTGCAGCTGCACCCTCAATGGTATCAAGTTCCTTCATTGTACCGACCAGACTGCCAACTGAAATCCCGAGTGCCTCTGACGCACCTTTCAAGCGTTTAAATATTTCTGGTGCCTGATCACCATACACAGCTAAGTCGCTCATTGACGCATTAAACTCATCCATCAACGGACCAAGTGATGTCCCTAGTGTTTTCGCCAAGCCTTTAAACTCGCCCACTAATGCCTTAGTTTGCTGAGCGTTCTTGCCCATTATCTTTGAAGCATTTGAAAATAACTCACCGGAAGTTCCTGCGTTAACGCCAACCTCTTGCAGTACAGCTGCCATCCCTGCATATTCTTTCTTGGCTGCTTTACCCATCTGACCAAAGCCAGCCATACTCCCCATTAAGCCTTGAATGGCTTCACTCATTTCTCCGATATCAACGCCAAGCTGCCGGTTAGATTCATAACCCTCCATAAGAACGTCATTATATGCGCCACCAGCTCCCGTAGCCTTATTAAAACCAGAGCGAGCGCTGTCAATTGCTCCGACCATAAACATGGTTTGCTGAACAACACCAGCCATAAGTGACCCAGCTATATTCATTGGTGAGAGGGTTTTAGCTAGGTTCTCACCTACCTCGGACATGGCAGCTGCCCAGCCCTTTGTCTGACCAGCTGAAACAAATGCGCCCATCGCGCTCTTTCGCCACATGGGGCCTATGCCAGTTAAGGCAGACGCAGCATCCTTAACAGCCTCACCCAAGCCCGCTGCTGATTCTACAGCTTCTCTAAGCTCATCAGCAGCTTTTCCTGCCTCCTCTTCAATCTTGCTATAAGTCCCAAGTAGCGTTTCAGCGTTGCTGTTTACTTCAAAAAGGGCGTCTTGTTGTTCATAGAGAACTTCAAGGCCCTCTTTCAATTCGGCCAGTTGAGCGCGAGTGATATCTGTATTCGCTTTAGCCTTTTTTAACGCCTCTTCCGCATAGAAGATTTCTTTTTGTTTTATGTCATTTAATTCGTGAAAGTTGGCTTTAACATATGCAATATGTTCCCGCTGCTCTCTAGCCAAATCAGCTCGCTTCTGCTCTATGGCATAAGTGCGTTCAGCTTCATTGGTAAGTTCACCAAGAAGATCCAAACGCTTATTTTCGGCAGCGATTTCAGCTTCTATTTCTGCTGGGGTGCGGAATCCATTATCAGCCATTTAGAAAGTTTCCATAATCCTTATTTAAAAGGCCACTTTAATTTGGTTTTGCGTTCAAAGTCGCGTACAGACTTATTTAATTTAAACTTGCTCTTATAGGTTCGCGGGTCGTTCAAGCCAAACTTTTTATATGCGCTCATATATCTCTTTTCTCTACCGACTGTTTTGGCAAAAGACTTAACATCGCTGCGACTTCCCCTCACTGATACAGGGATTGCCGAGCCACCAAACATCTGACGCATAATTAATTTAACGGCGCTACCCATCTGCTGCAATACATTAAACTCATCTATCTTACCACTTTTTAAGGCATCCAAGTCAATGACAATCGGGGTCAAGTCCCCTTGTTCGTTGTTATCCATCAGCTCATCTCCTTTTGGGTATAATAACTCACTATAAATAGTTCTCGCATAATAAAAAAGGGCTCCACGAATGGAACCCCTTTATACTTATAATTTAAATCTTATCGCTTACGACCGGAAGGCATACTTGGTCTTGAACCGCCCGATTTAGACTTTGAGTTTGCCTTTGCCTTCTCCATCTCTTGCTTCTCTTCTTCAAATTGTCTCGCGAGACGGTCCACAAACCAATTTCGGATTTTCACCGGCAAGTTATAAGCCTCAATGAAACTCCACCCGCCATGATACTTAAGAAGAAAAAACTGCTCGTAAACAGATTCGATATAATTATTGCTTAGGCCAAAAAAAGTCCGTAGTAAAAGGCACCTCCATCTCTTGCTCAAAGCCGCAAGAGTGGCATTCAAATTCCTGAGTCAAATCAACATTCGGCATTAGCTTTTCATAAATGCTACGCACATATCGTGAATCTAACGCAGGCATAACATCAATAAACCTATTAATATTAAGTTTACTAGAATCCCCATTGACCGATACAATTGTTTGTCGCAACTGATCAGTGAGAAGCGCTTCAGGAAGTTTATTCTTCTTTTTCATAGCCTGAGATTTGAGCATATGTTTCTCATCAACCCCAGTTAGAAGTTTCATTTCAACTATTGCCTTGCTTTTGGGACAATCAATAACCCACGTATTGTTATCAGTTGAATCAACAGCAGCCGCCATTTCAGGATTGTCTTTTAATCCTTCGGTCCCGCCCTCACTAACCTTGCCCAATTCTAAATCAAATGAATAGTCTTGAGATGCACCGCAAGCGGGACATGTTACCTTCGTGCCGTAATCTGCACCATAACCAGTGATACGAGAGGCAACAACAATCGCATTCTTGTCGCCCACGATAAGGGATGAAAGTTCAATACTCTTATCAACAATAATATTCTGCAAAAACCTGTCAATAGCGACACCCTTCTTCAGTAAAGATTTTGACGTAAGGATGTCTTCATCCTTCGCAGTCATAAAACGAATTTCAAGACTATCCTTATTATGAAGTGGGTGGTCTTTTGGATAAAACCGCCCTTTGGAGGGGATGTCTACGAATTCTGTCGGGCAAGTAAAATCAAGTGGCCTGCCTGCTGGCCCAGTTGTTTCACTAGACGGTATCATAGGAGATATCGTTTGAGGAGGGGCGTTAGCGCCCGCCGCACGACGTTCGCCTGTGCGGTCCTCATTGTTTCTATTTGCCATCAATCACCTCGTTAAAGCAAAAAGTTTCTATAGTATAGAATAGAAGATTATAAAAGATTTGTTAAGCCTTTTTTTACTTTTTTACCCAACATTCCCGATGGCGTCAGAGTCACCCACTGCACCCATCGCGGCGGCATTCTTGTATTTGCCATCCTCAATCTTATTCAAGATAGCATAGTCATAACGAATCTCAAGTTCAATATCAACCATGTCGTCTGACGTATAATCAAGCTCTCCAAATTTAACATCTTTAACCCACGGATTAACAAGCACCCACTCTTCAATCTCTTTGCCTTCAGGTCCAATCTGCTGAATCGCAACACGACCAAGGGCATCAATCGCCTTCTTCTTAGACATAGATTGAATTTGATTCGGGTCTGAAGGAAGTTTATAGCCAGAGGCATCAATAACTGCCATCATGGTTTCGGCGGCATCAGGGCTAACAGGATCCGCTAGCGTCACAGAAACAGTGTTCCATTCTACGCGACCGGGATACCAGAACTTATGATTTAAATAAGTATGTTCCGTTTCAGAAATTGTGAAACTCGGCTTTGAAACCTTCTTACATATCCACTGAGGGATTCCCCCCATATATAAAACCCATCTATAAGCCCTTTTCGGCTCTGTTGTTCGGTCTGACCAAAATGCCATTTTCTTAATTCTCCTTAAACCATATGCGGCTATTATTAAATAGTTAGGGGCGTATTAATTTGCCCCTAACTTTTTTTATTAATCCTCGAATGAAGCTCCGCTATCGGTAATCACGAAATCAATCGCAATATACTCAATAGCTCTTGCCGGTTTCATCAAGATTTTTGCGTACATGATGTTGCGGTCCATAAGCTCTGGCGTTGTAGTCGTCTCGTCTAGGATAACCTTGAAAGATTGCAAACCCAGACGAGTACGCACGCTGCGAAGAAATGGCTCTACACGACTCAAGAAGCGATTCCAGGTAACCGGTACGTTCTGGTCAAATAAAGTGGTTGCTGCCATTCTTGAGATTTCCTTCTTAACGAAAATCATCAAACGACGAACATTAATTCTATCAAGCGCGGACGCTGTAACCTGCATGGTCTTCTGACCAAAAATTACAATACCTTCCGCTGGAAACGTTGCAATCGGATTAACATTCTGCTGATAAAGCTCATCTCTCTGCTTAGAAGTCAACCTGTCGCGCACACCAACAACCGGCATACCCGCCGAACCCTCGGTCAGCCCACCTCTGGTAAAACCAGCAGGTGCGAACCACACTTCAGATTTAGTCTCGGAACTTCCCATCGTACCAATAGCAACCACGGATGGTGGCACCCAGACCACCGCATCTTGGGCCGTGTCACGAATCTGAACCCACGGATAATATGTGCAAGCGTAACTTGAATTAATACCAAGGTCCTTAAGATTAGTCAAAGTTGCATCAACAGTGCCGCCATAAGTGCTAAACGCCGCAGTCGCAACCCTACCTGCCCGTGGCTGGTAGCCGCCAGCGATATCTAATACTGCCAAGCAGTCAGCACGGTTTTCAGCAACGTTCACGATATGCTGGTTAATGCCGTTGCTCGTAACACCCGGCACTGCCATAAGATTACACTCAACAACTTCAGAGTCGGCACATGTATCAATCGCTTTCCTGATTGAATAATACTCATAGCTTCCCTTATCAGTGGTCCCTATGTGACGGGTTGAAAAGGGGTCAAGAGACTTAACGTCAAGGCCGTCGAAGCCGCCCCAAAGAGGCATAGTAAATTTATCAATACCTTGATCAAGAGTGTCCTGCCAACTACCAGAGCCAATGGTGTCTAAAGCGCCCCTAACGCTGTAAGACAAACCATCGGTGCGTTTGCCTTCAGCCCAAGTTGCTTCGCCGCCACTCAACGCAACATCATCCAACGTGAAGGCAAAACTTGCTGAAGGAGCTGAAGCGTCACCCATCGCGATATTTTCAGGATGAGGATACATCAAGTCACTCCAACCAGGATTGGTTGTTTTTGAGCTGCCGGAAGCCAGGGTATCAACGCCCCAATAGGCTGCGCGGCGATTTGAAAGGTTGCCCTCTGCCGAACTTTTCCTACAACGTAGGGTTGGCCACTGCAACCTAAGCGTATCACTGCCAAAATAAAGTTGTGCAGTGTTGCCGCCGCGATGCGCCTTGGTGGTTACGCCAAATAGAATATCCACATCGCCTGATGAAGTACGAGTAGAGGCAACAGTATAGCCGCCACCACCGGGAGCAATAATCGGATTCAGGCCCGGTGGTCCTTGAAAGCCAAAAGGCAGAAGCAGCGGGTCTAAAGCAGCGTTATCCAAGTCAGTATTCACTTCAACTCTAATAAATTTTGAATTATTGGGGTAATCACCCACAACCCTGTAACGTCGCTCAGCCTCGTCCCAGCTTAAAGTCTGGTCGCCAATCTTTCTTTTGACATAATTTGCAGACTGAGGGTTGAGATTACAGTTTGTGTATACCTCTACGGCTTTAGGTGCCATATCATTATCTTGTCTCTGCCTCACCTTAACCGTAAATGAGCCAAAAGGATTTTCCGCCTCGTTACGCGAATAACGAACGTCCTCAATAGAAACCTTTAAATTGCTAGATGTCCACTCACCGCCATCAAGAGCGTGAAATTTAAATAATTTATCACAACCTTCGGGCACCGTCGCCTTTGGGTTGAAACTGCCGGAATCACTAGAAATCTGCTGCGATATCACCCAGCCAGAATTTGCATTTTGCGCGGTCATTCGGAAGTCTTGAAAACTTTTTGTGTCACCGACAGCACTTATTAAAGGTGTTATCATACCAACGCATCCGCCGTCTCCATTCACGTTCGTATCGTCGCCGCTACCCGACAATACATCTCCAAGAGAATCCTCAAACGTCTGACCAAGCCAATATTCTTTTGCGACTTTTCCTTTTGTGGTGCCAACAGTGCTAATCTCATCCCCATCACTAGCGAGAGAGGGGTTGGTATTAAACACCTTACGAATGAATTTATCAGAATTCTTATTAAAATTGAATGTCGTCTGTAATATTTGAGTAGTAGAATCATGGGTTGTTTCATGTTCATAAATTGTCGCCTTAAACTCCTTGTTGGGTCCAACAGACTTGATAGCCATACAAGTAGATTCTTTTGCGGTCCCGACAGCAGTTTCAGCAACGTGTTGTGTACCGGAAAGTGCAATCACGCCTACGTCCATATACCAAATCGCTGCCAAGGTTCCTGTTACTTGGAATTGAGTGTCACTACTCGATGGCCACAGCCAAAGGCCATAAGCATCGGTGGAGACATTCCAACCGGCTTCACCAGCGCCAGTTGTTTTATTCGGGTGTTCGTGCCCCAAGAGGCGAACCACCGTCACAGGTCCATTATTCCGAAGATATGCCATAGCCGCGTATGAAGCATATGTTGGCGATTGATAATTGCCATTGCGCCAAACATCATTTGAGAGGCCACCAGGAATGGCATTTCCGAACATCTCAACAAAGTCAGATTGTGACCCTACAGTTACCGGGCGCATTCCCGGTCCTCTCTCGGTCCTGCCAATAACAACTGGCCCAATGCGGGCTGGTATTGATGGCAATTGCGAATTGTCAATCTCATTGACAAAAACGCCAGGTGATACGAACTTAAATCTCTTTACTGACATGATTATTTCTCCTTCAAGCCAAAGAATTTTTCTCTAGTAAATAGTCATATAAAAACCGAAAAACCATTTTTAGCTCCGATAGTTCCCACCGTCACCGGGTTTCCGATTTTTAGATTCTAAGTGTTCTATGTCGTCCTCAAGTACGACTCGCTCCCTTCCTATCTTTACCTCAACTGCATTCTCACGAATAACAACCCTTGGAGTGTCTTGATTATCTCCTGCCCCTATCAGATAAGCCAAGACTTTCACATCAAAAGTTGTTTGATAATATCTCTCGTCCTCTCCTATCTCAGCAACATTGCTTTCTTGTGCGAAATTGTCTTGCATAAAAGATTCAAAACGATGTCCATCGTGCTCTATAATAAAATAATTGATAGCTCCCGTGTTGGTAATAAACGGTTGCATTATTTGATTCATCTGCTGTTGATATTCTGTACGGGTGCTTATTTTGTAAGTAACATCAACATAAACAGGCATTGGCATGGTTATTGTTTCATAAACAACTTTGTTGTTTCTATATGGAAAAGTCTTTTGACCAAAGATATCTTTAGTTTTTGCTGAAGCAAACGCAGAACTTTTCTTCTGCTGAATCCTGCGAGCCACCGTGATTGAACCGCCCTTATAATCGCCCACAGGGGGGATATGTGCCCACGCAGTGCCTTTTCGCGAAGGGTCTTTCGTCATTGACGTTCTTTCAATTGTAATAAGAGGTAGCTTCATCGCCCCACTAGAATCTCTCAGGTCTTTATTATTCTTAACAGAGAATGAACGTTCAGCTGCAACCCATAAAACCGGCACAGGCTTCCATCCTTTATTTGTTGCAACATTAATATTAACACCATTCAACCAATCTGTGATAGCATGGTCAATTGTCTCAACCGAAGACGGCTGAAACGGCACCTCTTTTAATTTAGCGTCCGGTTTATAATTATTCGGCATCGAACACACCCTCGCGAGCCTTTATACATTTCGCCACAATCTCTACTTTATGTTCAGTTTGCCCAAATATCTCTCTAGGTTGTCCGATTGTCACAATTTCAAAAAATTGACTTCCATAAGCAACAAAGTCACCTTCTCTCACATATAGGTCTTGGTCCTCAACCAACCTTCTTCGGTGGAAATGCACAGTAATTGAAGCCTTACGGTCAATCCCAAAATTTGATGTGGTGGTTTCACTCCCCTCCCACTCAACAAGCACATAGACACGGACTGGTGGGAGGAAAGTTTTCTTAATCGCTTCACCATATAGTGGATGAAAATCTGTATGTACAATATTGATTGGATAATAAGCAATTTGTTGTCCTATCACCCTCTCAATTAATTCATCGTTAACCTGTTTAACAAGGTTCCGTTCCTTTTCTCCAGCAAATAATGGAGGTGGGGGCGCAGTAGGTTGTGTCCAGTTGTTGTTCGGATCTGCCATCCTTTATTTCCCCCTATCCACTAAAAATTAGCATGGGCACATTTTGTTGAATTTTGCTTGAGGAATCAACGGTTTCTGCATCATTGGACATAAGCTGTCCATACGTTAGCTCGTCTAATACTGTTTTCAATTCATCTCTCAGCGCGGTTTGTTCTTCTTTCCCCTGAGAAATTAAATCGCTTCCGTTTAGAGATATGTCATTTCCAGGGATGGGAATTGAAGCAAATTTGCTTCTTGTATATCCAAGCATTTCTTTGGATATTGCCAAGGCAAAGCGACGAATCCACTGCTTACCAATTGCGTTGATGTTCTGATACGGGATATTTTCAAATGGCAAAGTGTTTATATTATTAATTCCCTCTACACCCTCTTTGCGGTCGGCTTGCTCAACCCAGGTATCAACATCACCAGCTGAGAATTCTACCCAGAGCTTGTCTGGGTAGCTTGAGCCCGATGGGGGAATGGGGTAGACGCGAATATTATTATTTTTCAGTTCATATGACCAGTGTGAATTCCGCGTATAAATTGAATCTTCATAAGCCATGGCTTGTGCTTTATTCTGCCACACGGGAATAATTTGGAACGTTGAGTCGTCAGCATATTGCCCATAAGTACCCAAATTACCTACCGTGTTGAGACCACCATAATAGCCATAAAATCGCCAACTAGCCGTTTTCGTTTTATAGAATACCTTGGTAATTGTGATTTTATTTTTTCCGACTTTGTTATAATATGGAAAAGCACTATTATCAGCGTCAATTGACGCGCTATAAATAATAGATTGCAAATCATAATCTTGTTGGCTTCCCACCAAAGAAAAAGAAGCAGAATGTATTTGTGCCCCAGCCATGCCGAGTTCCCCAGAAATACCTTCCGCAACTCGTCGTGCATAGGCAAAATCAAACCGTGGCAATCTGAGATTAACATTAACATTCTCTAGCGAATGACCTGATACAATCTGCCCGTCCTCATCAAATGAGCCTGTCGTTCCACCAAGAACATTACTTAACATATTCTTGGCCTGATGGACATTCACAAGATAAGAATATTCTAACGTTGCTTCTTCATACGCATTATAAACCTGATCGTCTTTCAGTTCAATATCAAGAATATCGCCACCTAACTTCTGATAAGTATAAGCAACTTGGTCTACTGCTCCTGAAACAAAAGCCGCACTAGAATATATTCCATAAGCCAAAGATGATACGACGCCGCTGTGCGTACCCGTTGAAGATAATCTTGAAACGGACGTGCTTGAAGCTGGAAGTAAAGTTGGTGTTGCCATGGCAGTATTCCTCAAGTGTAATTAGTTTTTCAACAAAAGAAAAGCCCCGTGTTAGCGAACTAACACGGGGCTTTAATTTTAAAGGCCAATAACTAGGCTATTAACCAATAAGGTTTTCTACAACCACAAGACCGTACAAGTCAGGTCGTACCATCTTCTTAGCGTAGCGAGTCATCACGCCCTTACGGGGTAAGAAGTCCTCGGGTCCAAAGATAGTAGGAGTAACCTGAAGCGGTACATACGGAGCGTAGACATAGCCACTCTCAAGGAAGCTGCTACCCTTGCGACCTACAAGAATTACATTCCGTAGGAAGTAAGGATCGACGAAAACGTCCCACTTCTTTGAGATGCTGCCGACATTCACAGCACCAACTTCACCCTTGTCGTCATCAGCGGTGACCTTCGCACGGAAGCCGCTAGTGAACTCAAGGAGGTTTGCAACCTCGGGGCCACAAACGATAAAGTTGGCACCACCACGAAGGGTCTTACGGTGGATGCGAGCGGAAACGTCGTTGATTGTCTCAACAAGCGTCTCATACCACTCAGAAACCGTACCCGTAAAGTCGGGAGGTGCGGTAGCACTGGTAATACTGGTACCAGCCTCGGGGTCCAAGAACTGACCGGGGCGACGGCTCCAATAGAGCGTACCAGCAGTAGCACCCTGTACCAAGTCGTTGAGAATTTCTTGGTCAATCTCTAGAGCAATCTGCTCAGAGAGAATACCAGTAAGCTCAACTTCAGCGTCAAGGTTGTGGTAGGCATTGAGATCCTGTCCCAATTCCGGGGTCCACTTAGCCTTGAGCTTCTTGGTGATTGCGGTTACCGCGATAGAATCGACTTTGATATCGATTTCGGGGATATCCGCATTCGCTCCTGCAAGGCCCAGACCGGTGTCGCCAGTAGTTTCAAGACCCCACGGAGTACCACCCACAACAGAACCAGCAGCAGTGCTGGCTGCAAAGCTATCAGCCACAGCGTATGTGGCAGTCTTTGACTCGGTAGCAGCCGCAGCAACAGTGTTGCTTGTGGTATCCATAATGGTAACCGTTATGGTGGTACCACTAATGGAAGTCAGGCGACGAATCACAACATCTTCAGCAGCAAGGGTCAAATCCAAAGCACCAAGATTATTGGTATTCAGATTTGCGGGCGCTGTAAAGGTGAACTGCGCGATCTGCGCGGTCGTGTCAGCAAGAAGGTCAGGGTCAAACCTGACAAGCTTCTTCTGCGCCTCACTTAGAGCGCTTACCAAAGTAGCGGTCAGGGCGGACACAGCCGCCAAAGTAACAGACGCAGAACCAGTCGGAGAGGCGTAGCCACTCTGAAGGTCATAGTAACCGGTTTCAGACAAGGTGCCTACACCGCTAGCGATTCCACTGGCCACAGCGCCACCACCGTAAACGGAAGTAGTTCGCGCTGTCGCTCCTGCCCCCACCTTGGTATCCGTGTGAGTGAAATCAAGGAAAAAGATCAGACCAGAAGGCAAGCTCATGGGCTGAACGCTAACGAGGTCGTTAGCTACGAGTCCACCGAATACACGGCGAACAATCGGAAATGCAACTGCTGCAAATCCTTCCACATCCCCTTGGGACATGGCAGATGCTTCGCGAAGAAGCTCTTTAGCTTGGTTCTCTAAGAGACAAGCCATACTATTCTTTTTGCGGTCAGAACCCAACCCCTCCAAAAGACCAGTACGATTCCACTTATCAAGTAGAGCCTGACCATCCTTTTCGAGACTACGGTTGACAATTCCTTCCGTCAACTTCTGTAAAACAGACATTTTTAAATCCTCCTTAAATGTGTTTAATTCTTAACAATTCCTGCTAGAAGTTTCATCCTATCCGTTGCCGGGTCGGATGATTTTGCCTTGGTTGCCCGTGGCAATGTGGAAGATCGACGTTCTACAACTTCGCTCAGTGATTTTGGCGTCTTCTTAGAAGAAGAGCCCACCGCGCTCTGAAGTGTTTCAAATATCATCTTCGCCTCATCTACGGAATCTGCCTTTGAAATAGCTTCGACAATCTTATTTTTTTGTCGCTCATTCAAGGAGTCACTAATCAAAACTTGATTCGTATAGAGCAATCGTGCATTTTGAAGATTTGTGCCTTCTACATGGTCACGCATCTTCAATGCAACGTTCTTAATTTTATTTTTTTCTTCTTTAATTGATTTAATTTGTTTTGTATATTTTTCAAGCCTTTCTTCAAGCTCTTTTACATTTTTTCTTAATTCTTCGTTCTCTTCGGCCAGTTCAGAATCTTTTTCCTCTGCAACAGCTTGCTCTTCTGCTTCTTCAAGCTCAGCAGAATTGGCACCAGCCCAACCGTCTGACTTTGGTGTGACGTCTACAGTCAATGTCTCAATCAAATCTGCAAGGAGTTCTTCGCTCAAATCAACTTCTTCTTCCAAAGCCATAGCGCTTGTTAGACCCATGTCTGCTGCTTCTTCTTCCTCGGCTTCTTCTTCTGCGTTAGCTGCGGCAACCAATTGGTCCAAATCAATTTCAACTTTCTTATTGGCTGGGTCTTGCATATCTGGACAAGCACAAAGGTCTTCGCCGTCTACAGCGGCAGGAACCAATTGGTCGGCCACAGCCTCATCTGATTCCATTCCTTCTTCGCCACCCAATTCCATGTCTAACCCGCCACCAAGTCCAAGAGGGTCCTCCTCCTCTTCTTCAGGCTGCTCTAGCAAAGTCGTAACAGCATCTTTGATTTCAGCCTCATATTTTTCAATAATTGCTTGCTCAGCATTACGCAATGCGGCTTCTTTCAAGGCTTCTGCATCGATAATTGCCTCTTGTAACATTTTGGACATTTTGGTACTCCTAACCAAAGTTATTTTTATCACAAATAAATAGTATCTTCAACAGGTAAATACCTTTTAAGCGTCAATTCCCGAACCAGTCAGTGCATACATGTCATCTGCTTCAATACCTGTTAACTCCGCAAAGATGCGAACCGAGCCGGAAACACCGGAAGTTTGCGTAGGCACCCCCGATGCATAGTTGCCGTATCCCAAGCAGGTAATGTGCAATGTCTTTGTCTTAGTATCAAATGTGTATGCATCATTTGGCTCATCTAAAAAGACATAATGATTTTTTGTTATCTGATCAATGTTTGTGCCATCCCAGGTAACTCCAGGGGTGGGTCCAAAATAAATTGCCAAAGAGCCAGTATAAGTATTCTCAATAGCGAGACCAGCATGGTGCCGCGTATTGACAACAGTAAAGTTCTTTGTTACACTCGGAAATTCTATTGTAAGCGTACCAGAAGGCGCAATGGTTGAGCCCGTCATCCACGGTCTACCGGAGACCTGATATGCCGGGACGTGTCCCAATCCTGAAGTTTGTCTATAGGTTCCCGGTACTGAATCACCTTTCGCCATTATGTCCTCTCTCTACTTTTTAATTCCCAGGCGCTCAAGAAGAAGTTCCTGAGATTCTAATACAGTAGATAGTGTCTTGCGCAAGGTTTTGATTTCAGCATCTTGATGTTTGACTGCCTCAGTGAGAACAGCAGTTAGCTTGGAATAATCAATCCCCATACCACCAGCGACATCGGTTGTTACAACTTGCGGCAAGACTTTTTTCACATCCTGAGCAAGAAACCCAATCTGCTGCGCTCTCCACCCTTTGACCTTCCTGTCTGATGATTTCAAGTTATAGGTAACACCTTGCAATCTATTGATTTTATCTATTGCATTCGTCATTGGCCGAATATCTTTCTTCAAGCGTTCGTCTGAGTGAGTAACAAAAGCCTCTGCACGAATTTTATTTGTATTGTTGTTACCGGTGACTACATCAATCATATAGTCGCTATCGGAGTCGTTGCCAATAGTCAGAAGGGTCGAGCTGCCGCGAATGAATTGTAGTTCGTCGTCGCCGGATGCTGAGCCGTCCCATTTAAAATTAGTGCCGGGGGTATCACTATAGAAATAAACCTCCGCGCCGTTTCCAGCCGCGCCGGTACCAAAACTACCCGTAAGCTTACAGGCAAGTTGGCCATCACACGCAAGATCACCGTCACTAGAGATTGATGCCCCACCGCTGCCGCCGAACACCAGTGCCCCACCGCCGAAGGATGCGCCTGCGGTGCAAACAAGACTTGCTAGAGTTGCCGCGCCAACAGTGTTAAAGGTACCGGCAACGGACGTGGTAGAGGCTGCGCCTGCGCCGAGACCTACATCAACTTCGCCAGCATCATCAGCTTGACCGGAAATTACTAAACCTTGAACTAAAGTAGCATCATCTACTGCCGTATAGAATCTCAAGGAAGCAGCTTCAGAACCATGAGCCGAGTCTGTAATAATCGCGTCCATGTATGCTAGTCTTTCGTGCGCGTTATCACTGCTGTCAGTGCCATAGAAAGATATCAAGCCCATAACATCGCCGTCATCGCCTGTGCTGTCTTTATTAAATCTTAATTCACCAGAAGTTGTACCATCATGTGTATTCGTGATGTTAAGTACAGGCTGAGAAGCGTCCCCGCTGGTGAGCGTCTGGTCCTCAGTAAAAGTGTTTGCAGCGCTTGTTGAAACCAAATTATTGATTTCTGAGGCGGTCTTTGTAACGAGCGTGCCCCCGAGCATCAAGCCACCAGCAGCACCATCGTGAGTTGAGATGTCTACCGTTATATTAGCATCAGAGGCGAGCCCTTTGATATCCATACCTTTCGTCAACGTGCCGTCAAGTTCAGCAACGTAGAATTCCAAGCTACCTTGTTCTGAACCAGCGGTTACATCATCACTCTTTGCTAGAATTCTAGCATAAGTTGTAGCGGCATTACCAGAATCTTCACCAACAAAATCAACATTACCAAGAACATCGCCGTCGCCTGCACTTGAGCCGTTCATATTAAATTTAAGCGTGGCACCAGCTGCATCATCGTTGGTATTTTTAAGCTCAAATACCGGGACGGTTGTAACCCCGCTCGTCATCAGCAAGCCGATATCTGGAACGTGAGTTAAAGTAATCTCCGAGTCTGCACCGAAAGCGATCTGCGCGTCTTCGGACTTCAAAATAAGATCATTACCGACCACAGCGTCTAGAGCAACACTCAATCCACCGTCTGTTTGAAGCGAACCGTCAGTAGTGCTGGTTGCATCAGTTGTGTTGTTAACATTTACAATACCAGCGGCTGAAACGGTAGCTCCTGTAGTTGAACCCATTGTCACAACGCCAGAATCCGCAGCAAGAGTAGCTGCCGTTCCGTTGTATATTGCCTTAGCAACACTCAATCCACCGTCTGTTTGAAGCGAACCGTCAGTTTTACTAGCAGCATCAGTTGTGTTGTTAACATTTACAATACCAGCGGCTGAAACGGTAGCTCCTGTAGTTGAACCCATTGTCACAACGCCAGAATCCGCAGCAAGAGTAGCTGCCGTTCCGTTGTATATTGCCTTAG